CTAAAAGCCTTGGAAGCATTACCAAGAATAATATCTACTGATTGGTTTTTAAGATCCTGCCAGTCTTTTGCCATCTGTTGCTCTCTAGCTTTAAAGCCTTTATCAACAGTGTCCAAAACTCTCAGTCTCATCTTGAAACGGTCGCTGCCACCAAGAAGCTGTAGATCTTTACGTCCCTCTCTGGTGGCATCAAAACCCATATACTTGCCGCCCAACCAAGCTGCATCGTCATGCTGGAATCCACCAATCTTAATATATGTAGGCAATCCATCAGCGGTGTTAACGCCGTGGTGTACGCTCATCATGCTACCATAGCTAGGCCACTTGGAGCTTGTGCCAGCACCAAAGTTAGCCTCGCCAGTAACTACCCAGTGTACGGAAGATGCATGGTTTTGATCTCTATGACCAAACGCTCTAGGAATGACGATCTTATCTGTGCGTTTTGCTAGTTCTTTAAACAGTCCGCCAACCTCGATACCCTGAACATTGGTTTTAATTGCACCAGTTACAGACCGCCTATCAGCAGGAGCAAGAGGTATAGGATTAAAAGTCTCAATATGACTAGCACCACCATTAAGGAATAAAAATAAAACTGCCGGATCATCTACCTGTTTCTCATTTGCGATAGTTGCTGTCACGTTACCAAAGGCGTATGTTCCTACGCCAAGTTTAACAAAATCTCGTCTCTTCATTTTGTTTATCCTGTTGTAAAGATTAACCCGGAGCTTCGTAAAAGCCAATATTAAAGTCCGGGGCTGTTCGTTTTTTCACCACCTCATCTATGCCAAGCTGAACTAGTTCCTTCTCTATAGTTATACACATATTATCCGTCTCGCCTTCAAAGCTGTTCTTACAAAAATGACATAAATATTTACATCTAAAGTCAGTTCTGGTGGGATCTAATACAGATGGATTGGTATTTTGTCTAATTTCTTCTACCCGCTTCCTGAGCATACCTAGAAATCTGTCTTCATCTTCCTTGGTAAAACAGAAACTATACGGTGTAGGATCTGGTTCCCCTTCAGTATCTTTATAGAAAAAAATACTCATAATTCTATTGGGGAAATCAGGAAACATCTTGGACATGGCGTAAAAATACAGCAATAACTGTGGGTCATTCATCATTTTTTCGTAGGTTTTTTCTTCGCCACTAGACCAATTTAGACGACGACCGCTTTTCCAGTCAACCACCTCAATCGTATCTTCGTCAAGAAGTGTAACAAGGTCAATCGTGCCCTTGATAGCCAACTGCCCTTTTTGGGTGTTTCCGTTAGCATCTACGAAGTCGAACTTTGCCCAATCTTCCTCGATTGGTAGGTCAAAATGTGGCTCTGGATAGTAGACATTTCTGAGTCTAGGATCGAATTGACCGTCATTGTGAGTAAGAAACGTATATACTGTATCTCTTACTTCCTGTCGCTCTTTGCGATAGAATTTATGGGCAGATGTTTCACCATAATCTTTGATGGATCTTTCGATCAATTCGTCTACAAAAGTGTCAGTATAGAGATCATCCTTGCTAACTCTGACTTTGCCACACTTGTCATCTTCAATTTCTAGCCATTTTCTACGAGGATTATCCTGTTGAAACTTTTTAAGTCCAGCAAGAATCTCCATGACTTTATGGGCCATAGTTCCCATGTCTGCTCGTTTGCCGCTAGAACCTCTCCAACCTAAATTGTAGGTGATGAAATACTGCATTTGGCAAAAATCATAATTGTTATACGATGAACTTCTAACATAGGTTACTAGCATAAGATTCCTTTAGGTTACGGTAAAATTCTTTAACCTTCACCATCAGAATGTCGATGCTCTCAATTTTATTGTCAATATAATCTGTGAAGGGGTAGTCATCCAGAGCTACTTCGCTCGAATGGTTATCCTCGTGAACCTCGCGTGTTAGTCGCACAACCTTACCACTGGCTTGTTCAATAGCTTTCGCCTCGTTAGGGAAGCGAACGTCTGCAATAATTGCCAGTCCTGATTGTTCCTGTTGTATTTTTTTGATGCAAGCATTGACCCAAATTGGTTCATACATCTTACGCATAACGTCTGTGCCAAAGAACTGCATGAATTCACGAGCGGTCATTGGTCCTCTTTTGTTTGGATTGTTGAATATTTCCAAACAAGGCATATTTTGCCAGAGCAGATGCGATTGATGCTGATTCTTTTGTTCGTCTGTGCCGTATACACACTCAAACGGAACATCAAACAACTTAATACAAATCCATTTAAGATGGTCTGCAAAGCTGTAAACCTTTACAAACGGCCACATATTGTGTTCAGCCCATTCTGTGAACGGCTTATCTTGGCGTGTAACATCAAACTCGCCCCAACCGCCACCATCACCATTATCAACAAGTAGCTCACCGCTATCACCAATATTCCAATCTTTAATGAGCCCTTGTTCTTGAAGGATGACTCCATGTAGAATATTAGCAGTAGTGTTTTTACCCGCCTGCTTACGTCCTGAGATTCCTAGAATCATTAATAGTACCCTCTTAAATCCTGTAAAATATTCTTATCAATTTGTTCGCACATCATGCTTCCCAAGTCTTTTGTATGCATCTTGGGGAACACCAACTTAAATAATCTTCCTAATTCCCGTTTGATCTTGATCTTCGACTCTCGTCCTGCTTGATCGTTATCAGTGAGGACAACAAGTCTGGTCGCACCACTGTCAAGCAATAACTTACGTTGTTGTGATGATACGTCTTTACCAAATAATCCCACCGCATTTTTGACTCCGCACTCCCATAACCTCCAAACATCGCCCTGCCCTTCTACCAGAAAAAGTGTGTCATTTCTTCCGGTTGCGTTGTGGTAGTTGTATAGGTAGTCTGTTTTCCTGATTCCTTTAGAAAAAATATATTTGGGTTGTATAAAATCTCTTGTAGACCTCCCGATCCAACCACAGTATCTTTTATCAGCGTCCCAGATGGGTATAATTGCCCTGTATCTGAGAACGCCCTTGGTTCCTCTGGGTGTTTCTTGAACTCCAAAAAATCGCAGCGTTTCCGGTTCGTATCCTCTAGCAATGAAATACGGTGAAGGGCACGATTCAGTTTTTGGTCTTGCAATATTGTCAACTGCACATGTGCTTCTAACCGTTGTTCTAGATCCTTTAATTTGGCGTACAAGCTGGTTGAAATCACCAGTAGAATTATTGCCATCATTATTGCTATTACTAGGTCCATTTTTGGATGCTCCATTTACATCGTATAATTTACAAACATACTTGAGTGCATCAGAGAATGAGTCTGTCTGTAGACAACCTTTGATGAATCCCCAAATGTTACAACTGTAGTGATCGTGACATCCACGAGTCCAGCAACGCCAAACCTGCTTATCAAGTGCAATAGACACACCGAAGGGGTTGTCGCTGCCCTCATGAATAGGACACTTCATAAAAATGTTTTCTGCATCCTGAGTGTACTCTAAATCAAAACTATCCAACAACTTATAAATATCTTGGAAGATGATCTCTCTTACTTTGTTTAGATCTAACGTTGTGTTTTGACGTACAGTCTTGCCACACATTTACAATTACCCCCACAGTATTTACAAGCCTGTCTAGTATTATTATAGTATTCGGGAAGTTCTTTTGCAAGCTCAAAACCGAAATTTTCTAGATTTTTACACGACATACATCGACCATCTGGACGAATCCAAGCATAAGAGATCACTTCTTTGCAATCTCCTAAATACTTTAATCTTTCTTCTGTTAATCTTTTTCCGACACCTTGTCCTCGATAGTCTGGATGCACAACGATACATCGTAGAAGACAATCTCCTACTGCTGCCCATCCTACTACTTTGTCACCATCAAGTGCTATCCATGCACACTCGATTTCTTCTAGATGGTTTTTAAAATAACCAACAGCAAACGCTTCATCTACAAGTTTAATTGCGTCGAACATTTGTTTGTAACCAAACAGCGGGCTAGGTATCGCTGTGTATATAATCATTAGACACTCTGATCGTTATGAGTACGATTGACACGAACGAAACGTGCCGTTTTACTAAAATCTTTTAGTGACGTAGCACCAGTATAAGCACAAGCACTACGAACACCCCCGCAGATATCTCGCACAATCCCATCAACTTTCCCCTTGTATGGAACTTTCTTGACTCTACCTTCGCTGGTAGCGTAATTATTCATACCATCGTTATGTTTGTTTTGAGCTTTCTCTGAGGACATACCATAAAAGATCAAGCTCTTTTTAGCTTTTTCTTCGTATTCCCATTCGCCCTCGCACTCGTCTGCTCCTGCAAGCATACCGCCCAGCATCACAAAGTCTGCCCCAGCAGCGTAGGCTTTAGCTACATCACCAGCATTTCTACAGCCGCCATCTGCACAGATGAGGCCAAGTCTACCAGCATCAGATCTTAAACCATGTGCTGTGTGGGCACACTCTGCAATAGCTGAAAGCTGTGGATATCCAACACCAGTCTTCAGTCGGGTCGTACATGCAGAGCCGGGACCAATCCCAATCTTTACAATGTCAACTTCACCATGCAGGATGAGTTCTGACACCATCTCTGGTGTACAAACATTTCCCGCCATAATAATTGAATTAGGAAATTCTAATCTGATCTTAGCACAATAGTCAACAAACCTCTCTGTGTAACCATTGGCAATATCAATACAGATATTAGGTTGAATATATGAATTATCTTCGATATAGAATAAACGCTCTAATTCATGCTCAAGATCCATACCAATACTAATCCAAACATTATGCTCTACGTTATAATATTTGTAGTAGTCATTAATTACATCAGCGTTATAATGCTTATGTAAACAAGTCACCATCTCATGATTGTTAAGGGCAGTTCCCATCTTGAATGTGCCAGTAGTGTCCATATTGGCAGCTACTAGCGGTACACCATGCCATTCTTTTGGTGAATGATAAAACTTAAACCTTCTAGTTAAGTCTACTTCTTTTCTACTTGCCGCTCTCGATCTTTGTGGTACGAGTAGGACATCATCAAAGTCTAGTTTTGGTTCTGGGTCAATCTTCAGCATCTTCTTCCTCTATGTCGAATGGTATATCGGAACCTTCAATTACATCACCATCGGGTGATGATCTCATTTCATCTCTAGTTCGCAACTCAAGCAGTTGTGCATGTTCGCCAACCATGTTCATATTAATGTAATTACCGTCAAGTAATCCAGCACCGTGACGAGCCTTTAACGTGACAACTTTCCTGTTACCACCGTTTGGACCGTCCTCTGCTAGTTCCTCTGCGGACTTTAATTTAAATATAGAGAAAGACGTACACAACCAAATGATACGGTCAGAACCGCTCACAGCGTCCGTAGATTCCTTTGTAATACCATCACGGTTCAACTGAACAAATGATAAACATGGGAAGTCATACTTGACTGTTAGGTTATGTAATTCTGTGATCTGGAAACCAAGAGCTTGATACTCTTGAAGATTGTTTGTAATGCCAGACGACGACATGAGCTTGAGATAATCGTACACAACAAGGCAGTCGTTGGTTCTGCCGTTCTCGTCCTGACCCACCTCACGAAGAATCCATCGCTTGATGATATTCATAATGGTTTCAAACGGGGCACCAGCTACACTGACATAGGTGTAGGGGATATCTCTAATTTCTTCTGCCGCATTTTTAACGGCAATAGCTTTCTCGTCATCTTCTGAAAATTTGCCCGTTGCAATGTCCTGAATAGGAACACCACTGATGTTGGCGAGGACTCTGTTGAGATGATCCTCTTTACTCATTTCAGTATCGAGCATAAGTACAGGAATTCCATTCCTAGCATTATGCAGAGCAACATTATCTGCAAAAACAGACTTGCCCACTCCGGGCCTTGCGGATACGAGATCCACACACTTACGACGTAAGCCACCACCAATGACGGAATCAAATCGGGGAAATCCACTGGACAGTCCTATTTGGTCACATTTGTTTTCGATTAGAAATTCGATGTATTCGTCAAGATCATCACCAAGCATCTCTGGTTTTTGACCCGACTCATCGTCACGCAAGAAATCCATGAGTGGAGTTTCTACGAGATTGATAATGTCATCAATACTCTCGTCACCAACTATGGAGTCAATATCTTTATCTATTTTTTTAGCAATACGTTTTGCATTACGGGCAAACTCAAACTTTTTAACCTGTGCAGCAAAATGCAGGACGTTATCCTTCTTTACGGGATAGTCCATAAGGTCACGAATATAGTCTAGCTCATATTCGGTCTTGACTACTTCTGTAAGGTTAAGTTGTTCAGCAGCGGAGAGAATTGCTGGAATGTCAGCTACAGCATCATTCTCCAGTACCTTTTCGATACACTTGTAAATGACTTGATTGTTGCGGTTAGCGAAACTGCTATGCGTAAGGAAGTCACTTATTTCAACGTAAGATTCAAGGCCGTATGCAAATAGACCAGCTAGAACTGCCCTTTCCGCACCGACATCAGCAAGCTGATCCATGTTACCTTCCTGTACATCGGTTACATCTAAAGTATTCACCGTGGACTAAAGCGGGATTGACTTGGAAATCACGACCGCAGACATGACATTCAACAGTCCGCTTCTTTACTTTACCCCTATTTCTTGACGCTCTACCCATACGCTCAAATTTAGCGGGATCAAAATCTGGATCACGATCCTCACCCTCGTCTACCCATTGGTTTTTTCTGGCTTTCACCGGAGTTTTCCTTTTTTCTAATTTATCGTTCTTAACTACCTTAAAGTCCTCTGTCACATTTGACCGAGGTTTTGAGGAAACCGCTTCCTCTTTTAACACTGGAACTTCTTCATTTTCATTTGACTTTAACAAGCCTTGCACCAACTGAGCCTTTTGCTCATCTGTCAATGACTCTAACAATGTTTTTACAATGTCATCACTCATTTTCTCTTCCCTTTTTCAATTAAGATATCAGCCTTGCGGCGAACGTTGTATTCTCTACTTTTTAATAGCTCAAGTCTGCTCTCTGCTGTTATCAACCAATCGTTAATGCTTCTCGCTATGTCGTTTTCTCTTTTAATGAGGTCAACTTTAGTTTCATATTTCATAAACTGTACTTCGATCTGTGATACCTCGCTCGCTAGGATGCTACCAAGGTTTTCTCTACACCATCTGGCAACATTCTCACTTTTTGATCGACACCAAGCTACATGGTCTGCATATTGGTATAGTTGATAAGCGTAGTTGAAGCAGTCGTCCTGAGTTAGCTTTTCCATCTTCTCTAACGTTAGAGTCTCTGCGATGGCAAACTCTGGATTAAATTTGGTTGGAGAAACATTCTCTGCTGTAATGTATCTTTCAATACCTTCAACAAATACTTTTAATCTATCTGCTGCGTTCAATTTTCTCTCTCCAATATTCTGGGTCTTCATCCCAGCGTAGCTCTACGAGCATGATGTCGTTAATCCTGCACCATTCTTTCTTATCTAAGTCTCGCTTCTTTGCCTGTGCAAAACCAATCTTAGATTTATGAAAGTACGGCACATATTTAAAGTGTTGTTCGCCATGCACCTCAATACCCATTGTACACGATGGAATCAAAAAGTCAAGGGCTAATTTGGATTTTCTTGTAGAAGAACCGGGAAGCGTAACTTCTTCAAGTACCTGATAGGGATGGAATAAATCTACTATAAGTTCCCTAGCTTGTAAGTGGTAGAAGCTACGCCTCGTCCGATTGTTCACTAAATATTTTTTGGTATCAAGATTATACTCTCTACCATTTAAGCCTGTGACTTTCATTAGAACAAGTCTCTTACTTCCTCGATAACAATATCTCTGAGTTCTTCGTTCTCGTTCAAAAAGTTCACCAGCTTCTCCATACCTTGAAACTTGAACGCTTTGGTTACAGCTTCTTCATCTGATGGATCAACTTCGTTGGTTGAGAGGTATTGGTGTACGATAGGATGCGTAGCCTTATCGACTAAACAAGAAATTGTGTACCATGCACCTTTAGCCTGAATCAATGCGAAGTCTGTAGCAATAGTTGCAATCTCTTGTGACTCATCAATGCCGATACCGTAACGAATCCAACTTGCGGCTGTACTCATGGGCGTGCCACCAGCAGCAGAAGTTTTGATTACCCAGTTAGCAACTTGACCAACATGATTGCCTGACTCTTTGGGTACTTCCCACTTGCCACGGTGTGTGATAACCATGTTGGTTCCAGCTTGGAACTGTAGCATGTTACCACAGTCTGCCATTTTACTGGGTGCAAAACGTGATCCACCAGTATTAGCAATATTGTGGGTGATAAACACGGCGATAGCTTTCATGCGTGATACGTCACCGCTGATACGCTTGAAGAACATAGACAATAAGCGTGGCAGAGCATTACGAACACCTGTGCGGATCTCTCCATCAATCTCGTCCTGTGGAACCATATTGGATGTAGAGTCACAGATCAAGAACAGGTTCTCTTCCTCTTTAAGAAGTCGCTCCATAATATTAAGATATGTCTCAGCAGATACGATAGGTGTATCATCTGTAGCTTGGACAATTTGGATAGCATCAACATCTAAACCTTTGATGCCACGAAAGTTTTGTTTGGTTAAACGACCTTCGGTATTTAGATAGTATACTTTCTTACCCTTAGCTTGTGCCTTAGCAGCAGCATACAGAGCGGTCGTTGTTTTCCCAGTCTTCGGGTCGCCGGTCATTACAACAACCTGCCCCTCACGCAATCCACCACCGAGTGCCATGTCCAGTGCCGGACTAACGCTGATGGTATCATACGTTTCTAATGACTCTAATACTTTAGTGCCAGACTCAATAACATTCCCATACTTCTTGCACAATGTTGCGACGGTAGGATCGTCGTATTCAACAGTCTTCTTCTTTTTCGCCATTCTCTAATTTCCTAAGTTTATTTAAAAGGTTCTTCCCGCCATAACTCTTTTTCCTAGTCTTGGCGTTTTTGTTTACTTTAATTTCTTGCTTCGGCTTTGAATTTTCATCTTCAATCTGTAACTCATATTTCTTGACAATCCCAATGACCTTTGGATGGTTTAGTGAAAAGATACCTTTGAACTCTGGTGACTCAATGGCTTTGACAAGTGCTTCTTCACTATAGTTCTTTAGTATACTATTAGCTTTAAAAAGCTGTTTCTTATACGTCCAGTCCCAAGGTTTTTTGTTCCAAAATTTATAGGGTAAAGATCCCTCATTCTTGTTTTCTGCGTTACGTTGACACATGATCGCAGCAACATATTGGGCACAAGTGCAGTAGTCTCCTGTTGTCAGGTGTTTGTATTTACTCTTTTCGCTTCTTTTCCTTTTGTTCATTATAGATTATAGCCTCGCTAAAACATCCAGATAAATCATCTTCGTACTGCTTGTCTAAAATTAATTCTGGAGTCAACCACATTTGCTTATGAACCACTCCATCGTTTAGTGTTCCCACGGTGAAGTAATTTTTTGTCGGTTGACCGATAGCACCGAGAGCAGATCTCACTAAATATAGTGCCTCACACTCTCCTATATCTATTATACATTTGTTAGACCGAAATTGCAAGTGCAAATCCTCAATAAACACAGAATTTTTCTCACAATAGTCTTTTACTTCGTACCACACATCGTAATCAGAAAAGAACCAATGCTTTTTATCGGTCGTCATAACCTTGACGAAGATTTTGCTTATATTTTTTCTGTCCGACGAATAAAACTCGCCCCATTTCTTATCGTCCATTTGTCACCTGATATTCGTGGTACATTTGGAACTTCTCCTCGTTCCATTATTTGTAAACTTAGCACGTTTTTCATCTGACATTTCTGCTGCATTTTGGGTCATAACCGTAGATCCTTTTCCATTTCTAGCAAACTGCTGTAGCAGCAGAGTCTCTGCCTTTTGCTTATCGTCAACTGGAATGGTCTTAATGTGTTTCTCAATGCTAGACTTAGCTCTATCTAAATCCTTGCATAAATCTTCCATCGGTTTTTCTAGATGGCTTTCAATGTAAAATTTCTCTGCCTTACTGAGCGGTCCCTTCTTAGTCATTTAAAAATCCTCGTTGAGCCTTGGTTAAGTAAATTGAATTATTAGTTTTTAAATATGTAACATAAAAATCAAAAGTGCTTCTTGAAACCTTTTTAATTTGCGTATCTAGATTTCTCTCTCTTCTGCCGTATGGACCCATTGGGTCGAATGGTGAACTTTGATAAATTCTAATATAGCAAGTTTCCCTGCCTTCTGAGTTCCGAACAATTTTAGCATAGTGCGGCAATTTATACTGCTCATCTTTATCTAATACTTCTCCAGTTTTTCCAAACAGAAATACAGTTTTGTCCTCTTGTGGTAAAAATTTTCCGTCAATAAATCTCATTTACGGCCCTCCATAATATATCTAGTTTTTTGTTGAGGTGTCATTTTATTAATTTCTTTTGGTGTAGCAGTTCCATATTTGTCGTACCAAGCCTTTGGTGCTTCTGGTGTTGACTCACGTTTTTTTGCTTCTGCTTCTGCAATTTTGTTTTTGTTCTCCCTAGCGTTTTTATCTGCAAGACCTCCAATAGTTTCGCTTCCAGAAACAAATCCGTGAAGACCACCAGTCAAAACTTTAAACAGTTTCTTCTTACCACACTCAGGACATTTCTTGAGTGGGTCGTCAGTCATCTTTTGCCACTCTTCAAAAGAGTGTTCACATGCACTGCACTCGTAAATATATGTTGGCATTTAATTCTCCAATGCTCTTAAAAATCTTCCTATAATCCCATTCCTCTGAATATCCTCGTAGCCTAGTTTGCAGATTGCAATTCCGTCAATACGATCTAGTCTATTCATGCAAAACTCCAGACCACTCCGACCACGCAAATCATTTTGTTCAATGTCTCCATTGATAATAACTTTACTGTTTTCGCCCATGCGAGAGACAAACATTTTAATCTGGTCTTCAGTACAGTTTTGTGCTTCATCCAAAATCATGTAAGAGTTATGAAATGTAGATCCTCTCATAACTTCTAAAGGTTTGTATTGGATCTGCCCTTCATTGGAATAAAGACCATAATATGCTTGACCAAGAAAGTGCTTTAAGTTCTCTTTCATTGGTAAGAGATATGGTGCGATTTTTTCACCCATCTCTCCGGGCAAAGACCCGATGTCTTTACCAGTACAAACTAATGGTCTAGTTACAATGATCTGCTCAATCCTATTCTGATGTAGGTGTTGAGCGGCAATTCCTGCTGCTATAAAAGACTTACCAGAACCCGCTGGGCCAGAACAAAGTATAATATCGTTCTCTACGATTGCTCTGATGTAGTCTCTTTGGTTTTCTGTTTTTGCTTCTAAAGATTTAATTTTGTGATTAGGTTTCTTGCTGTCTTCTCGTCTTTGTCGTTTAGTTCTCATATAAAACCTTTATGTGGAAAGTTTATAGATCGGCCTCCTTAACGAACACACCGTCAACCATCTTACCTTTCCTATCCTTAATGTCATTCCATGCCTTCGAAAGACATTTAGAAATGCTCAATTTGTTTCTCTCTGCGATATTGATTAGTACAACAATCATGTCGCCAATATCGTCAGAGACATCCTTACCTTTACAAATACTGTCAGAAAGCTCACCAGCCTCCTGCATTAATTTGCAAAACTGATCCTTGTCTGTAGACCCTTCAATAAGATTACGTTCGTGATGCCACCGTGTAATCTTTTCAATATAAGATTTAGTTCCAATATTTCGTGGAACATTATTGGTAGTACCCAACATTGACTGTCTTACTAAATAGTCTTTACATATATCACTCATAAGTGAAGCCTCCTAAGTCCATATCATCTAAGTCGTTCTTACTAGCACCGATTTTGTAGCTAGTAATTTCATGTTCCTGTGGAGCTACTTGAACACTTTCACTTTGCATCCAAGCCTGCGTCCAACCTGCGATTGGGTTCTTTCCAACGTTTTCGTATGGAAGCCCAATAGCTTTTCTTCGAGACATACAGAGCCAATCAATGTATTGGTGTAGTACAGTCTCGTTGAGTCCAATGATTGATCCGTTTTGGAACAGGTACGATGCCCATTCTTTTTCTTCTACTGCTGCTCTATTAAACATTTCAATGGCGTCATCTTGACACTTGGCGGCTGTACTAACAAATCCTTCTGACTCTTCTGTATGGAGAATCTTTAGAATCTGCTGAGTATTTGCTAAATGTAAAGCCTCATCACGCTTAATGAGCTTGATAATATCTGCGTTGCCGACCATCTTCTTGTTCTCTGCAAATGCAAAGCTACAAACAAAGCTAACATAGAACCGGATAGCCTCAAGAATGTTGATACTAACAACGGTCATATAGATTTGCTTCTTGAGATCGGACGGTTTGGTTGCATCGCAAGCCATACCCATCAAGTTATTATAGTCCGCAATGGCACTATTTGCCCGCTTCATAATCTCTTTGTCTTCATAAATTCCGCCAAAAATTTCGGAACTGTCAGCAAAAACATTCTGAATGATATAACTATAACTCTGAGAATGAATCTTCTCAAAGAATTGCCATGTCATTAGGCAGGCTTCTAACTCTGTGTTCGTGACAAACTCTAGCAAAGTAGGAACACCACGGCAGATTACACTATCAAGCATAGTCTGATATTTAAGATTAGACGTAAAGATAAACTTCTCATTGTCCGACATCTCTTTAAAGTCGCCACGATCTTTTTTCAGTTCAATCTCTTCTGGTCGCCAGAAGTTCATCATCTGCTTACTGTCAAGATCCTTGAAGATGGGATACTTAACAACGTCATATCGCTGAACTCCAAGGTCTTTACCAAGGAAAAGCGGTTGTGACATCGGATCGACATTCTTGGTATTAAAAATCGTTTTCATATTGCACATGCTCCAGATTCGCAGTTCATCTCTTTTTCAGTCTCTCCATCACCATCCGGTGTGTTAGCATAATAAAAATTCTTTAGTCCATACTTATAACCATAGATTTGATCTTTAATTAGAACGCTCAATGGAATATTTCCATCCTCATAATGAGAGTAATTATAGTACAAGTTTGTACTCATACTCATATCCACAAACTTCTGGATCACAGCCGCCACGTTGAGCATAGCTTGATTGCTTGGCATGTCCCACGCAAGTGTATAGAAGTTTTTTCTCATGTGATAATTTGGCACCAACTGTTTAAGCACACCGTTCTTTGCTTTCTTATGAATCAATAAACTTCTGACTGGTTCGATTCCGTTAGTGCTGTTTTGAATAACGCTACTAGACTCGCAAGGCATAATAGCAGATAAAGTAGAGTGCCGTAAGCCGTGTTTTTTAATGCGTTCACGAAGCCCCTCCCAATCCATGTTATAATTTGGTTTAATTAATTCATCTACAGTTTTCTTGTACCAGTCAATGGGTAAAAGACCATCTGAGTATTTAGTCTCATCAAACTTAGAACATGCACCTTTTTCTTCTGCCAATTCGCAACTTGCATTTAGCAGATTCCACTGAATCTGTTCCATAGTCTCATGAATCAACTCTAACGCTTCGGGATCTTCATACTTTAGTTTGTTCTTAGCCAAAAATCCAGCAAGGTTAGTAATACCAATTCCAAGTGATCGTCTGTTCTTGGTAAAGTTCTCACCGGCAATTACAGGGTAATCTTGGTAATCAATAACAGAGTCAAGAGTCCGTACAGCAATTCGACATGCTTCTTCAATATCTTTCTCATCGTTCATCTCCAACAGGTTCAAAGCCGACAAAATGCAAATACCAATCTCACCTTCTGCATCATCAATAGCCTGAATGGGATTTGTCGGATGGATAATTTCTTGACAAAGATTTGACATATAGCATGGTACACTCCACGATCCGTGTTCATTAGCTGAGTCAATATTCATGCTGTAAATACGTCCAGTTTCCAAACGTTCACGAGCAAAGATTTCTGCCAGCTTTCGTGCAGGAACTTTCTTCTTAAACTTTAAAGATGTTGCTCTTTCATATTTAAGGTATAGCTCTTCAAACTTTTCATTGTCGCCAAACGATTCGTATAACCCCTTAGCCTCATCTGGGCTGAATAGTGTAATATCCTCGTTAGCAATTAGACGATCATAGAACAGCTTGCAAAACTGAATACTGTAATCCAATTTACGCACTCTGTTATCGTCTGTACCGGCATTGTTTTTAAGAACCATGATGTCCTCAATCTCGTAGTGCCAGAATGGTACATGCACCGTAGCAGAGCCTCCACGAAGCCCGTTCTGAGACGTTGATTTAACTGCCGACTCAAAGTTCTTTAAGTATGGGATGAGTCCTGTGTGGATGACCTCTCCACCCCTGATAGGTGAGTTGATTGGTCGCATACGTCCGATGTTGAGTCCGATTCCCGCACGTCTCGCAGTATACTTGCCAACCGCATGAATACTAGAAAATATAGCGTCAAGATTATCGTCAACATCCACCAGAACACAACTGGCGAATTGACGTATATTAGTCCTAACACCAGCCATGATAGGAGTGGGTAAGTTAATTTGGAACGTGGAGTAGCAGTCATACGCTTGCTTTACCTCGTTAATATCATCGAATAGACACATGGCAATAGCCATATAAGCAAACTGAGGTGTCTCATAAATATCGCCCGTACTTCTATTCTTTACCAAGTATTTATCAATCATCTGCTGTAGACCAGCATATGTAAACATATCATCACGATTGTGACTTATGTACTTACCAAAGGCATCAATTTCTTCTTCATTCCACTTCTTCTCCAGTTGTGGATCATAGATGCCATTATCTACGTTTCTACGGATGAACATTAGGAAGTCAGTGGGTTGATCTCCATAACCCCAAACCTCTTTTCTGAGTTGCATGTTTAGCAGTCTAGCAGCGACATACTGATAATTGGGTGCAGATGTTGATATCAAATCGTTTGCTGACTTAATCAGAATCTGATGAATCTCTGAGCTAGTAATCCCATCATACAGGGACAGGTTGGCGTTCATCTCAACGTCAGAAAGTGACACACCATTAATACCTTTAACCGCCCAGCTTACAACCTTATGGATCTTTTCTACTGAGAAATCTTCTTTAGATCCATCACGTTTTGTAACCTGCATCTAGTTGTTCCTTATCTTTATACAAATGTTGTCGAATATAGCGGGTTCTTGTACTATATTATAGTCTATGAAACCGGTTTTGTCAAGGGTAAAGTACAAAAAAACCTCTCTAAAGTAGGTATTATTCTACTAAAGAGAGGTCAGATTGTTATTGCTTAATGGACAGTTCGATTCCGTCACCAATGTCGATAACCATATAGTTTTCGCCATTACGTTTTACGAACTTAACTTTATCCATTATTCTTTTTACTTTGTCAATATCTTGCTGCTCAATGCCATACTTGCTCATTACTTTGTCAAGTAACATATCTATTAAGCTCATTGATTTACACCCCAAGCTACTGCTTCGAGGACATCTACAAGATCTTGACGCTTATCATCAGTTAAAGATTGGTTCTCCAAACCGATTGCATTTTGAACTGCATATTCTACAGCGGCACCGAAACCTTCGTATTTACCGGAAAATTCTGTATCAAAATGCAGGATACCTGCCATTACATTAAAGTTTGCAAACTGGCCGGTTGTTTTGATGATCTTATCGTCATCCCCTACAACGTCTGCTAGTTCTAGGAAGAAGCAAGAAACTAGGTCTGCATCTTCTTTAGAAAATTCGATCTTAACAATATCGTCAACTAGTTCTTTATTCTCTAGAGATGGTTCGTCTACCTTTACATTTGGATCGTCCGGTATAACATCAACAATCTCTACGTTATTTTTAACCCATTCGAAAACAGGTTCACCAAACAGTGCAACCGCACATAAAATAGAGGCAAGAATAATTCTAAGCTGATCGCTCATCGTCACCCTCCTGAATTGCAAATAGTGGGAAGATCTTTTTGAGTTCTCTGGCAGCATCCTTCATACCTTGACCTTCGCAACAATCAACCAAGTGTTTCCAACACTCGACAACATCCACCAATCCATCGCAAGTATCTATATGCTCTGGTGTGGGTGGTGCAGGTGGTGGTGTAGGGTCAGATGAAACAGCCCCTTTAACCTTTTCGATAATCATGGGTGCAACCAAAATGGCAGCTAATCCAAGCATTACCCACTGAAATACATTCATTACTTTCCTCCAATTTCTTTCAAAATATTGTTAAGTTCTTTATCCGACAAATTTTTGCCAACATCAATGAAAGCACCATACATCGCATCTCTATGACTGCTTCCTTTAACGTGTTTTCTAATTTCTCTTTTGAGAAATAGTTTAAATAACCAAGAAGGATTCCGCAGTTCCCCACGAACCTTCTCTGAGCTTCGACACTGCCACCATAGTCTAATCAAGTTTATAATTATACTTATGATTAGTGTTATAGTAGCTGGGTCAATACCAAAGTTCTTGTCTTTGGCCGCAACATGAGAAGATATTCTTGTCGCTACTTTGTTTAGGTCACTCATGTTAGTTTTCCAAGACTGATTTAGGAATGGTTTCATCCAGTTTTTTGATTGCTGTTTCTGAGTTCATAAAACCTGCCGACTTGAACATAACTTTTGATAGTTTGTCTACGTCAACAAGAACAACCGTTGGATAACTTGAAACCTTGTAAAATTCAAAAAACTTTTCATGCTCTTTGTTGTCAGCATCGAACATAAATAGTTTCACTTTATTTTCTTTCAAAAACTTGACCATCTTGGGATCGGCCCAAGTCTCTTTCTTCATCTTAACGCAGGGGCCGCACCATTCAGCACCAAAGTGGTACACGTTGTACTCTGGTTCCATATCGGCAGTCATTGGTTCCTGCCCATCTTTACTTTCGCAAGCTGCACAACCCGGACATTTAGTTTTATGTCCATCTCCATGAGTAATGTATCCAGATCCATCACATAACTCCTCGATTTTGTCTGGTGTGGTATCTGGATTATTCATAGTGACAATCGCCAAACGTGTGGATTGGTAGGCTCTCATTTTTTTAGAGTGCCTGTCGCAATCTTGTGCAGACGTTCCACTACAACCAACAACCAGTAAACATAATACTGCTAAATATAGAAAATTTTTATACATTGTGATGTGCCTTATAGGTATGTATTGAATCCGTAATTTGGAAGTTTTCTGGCTGGAAAACCGTCTACGTCACTAAAGACCCAAGATCCCCAGTTACCTGACAGCATACCTCTTGCATCTCGTTCCCTGATCCAGAAACTACCATCTGGTTGCCCATGAACTTTGGGGCCACTATTCCATTTACCCCAACTGTTTTGTACCAAGAACAGCATTTCATTGTAACGCTCTCTTGTGTCATCACAGGCTATCCAAGCCATCGCATGTGCCCAGCCACCAGATTTCTTTGCGATACCCTTTGAGTCTCGCCTACTTGAGAATCCGTAGCCAGAACAGACAGAAACACCGTAACCATTGGCTAGAGCATCTCTGGCTTCTTCGACGGTTGTGATTGCGGAAATAGTCTTAACCTGATGCTTACTAGCTTCATCAATATAAATACTCTTGGGAATATTATGTTTTGCACCCAAGCTAGAATTATATTTTGATAGGTCTACTTTTCCATAGTCTTTTCTTAAAAGAATTCCACCTTTCTCGTGGACGTATTTAGCGGCACCAGAACAAGTCATTCCCTGACCCTTATGCCCTCTGCTTTGATAGATAGCTTCCGTTGCACTTCTAACTATAAAATCTTCTGACTCGCCTTTGATATCAATTTCAACTGCTCTTGTTATATCTATAGCATTTCTAGTAGAATGACTTACACAATCACCAGTTGTCTGCTTTTCTGCTGGGCCAAACCCTTTATCGAATTTAAGCAAAGAAAGAAAAGGCAGGGAAAGTTTACCTTCCCCTGCTCCAAATAGCTTATAAGCAGTAGCACCAAAGAGTGGAGTCTTTAACCGGCCTAATAATTCTGCGGTTTCTTCTGGGTCACATACAGCACCATCAAAACCGTTGCGATATGCGTTAAGCAAATCGCGTGGCGTGTTAAAGTCCATTGTTTACTCCTGTCTTAATCTTTCGGTGAAGCGTCTTTGAGCCACTTGATAGCGGTATCAAGACCAACAGCGATGATTGGAACAAAAAGCGGAGTATAAAGTCCGATGTCAACAACATCTAAATTTTCCGCAACAACGGTTAGTGCCGCTGCACCGCCCACTAAAAGAGCGTTCTTAACGACACCAGAGATGTCGCTCCAATTTAAACTAAATCTTTTACTACCTTCATTCATTATTCATTCTCCTCATAAAGATGGATTAAAAAGCCTTCATGAACACCTTTATTGATTTTGTATGGAAACCCAATAAAGTGTATTCTTCTTCCGTGAACCGATTTGGTTTCGATGTCTACTTTGCGACACATTTTTAAACAGGAATTAAATTCTTTTAAAAACTCTGTACGATCAGTATCATCAATTATTGTAAGCCAATCAAATCCTTCATCACAGCTACCATTATCCTTTGTCAGATCTTGAAAACTCTCGTTGCACCAAGTCATGCCGCCTTTAACGTCTGTTTCAAAAAGCGGCCTGTTTGTATAATGTAGTGCAGCCTTTGATCTTTGATCTAAAACTTTTTGTCTAACTTCTATTCTTTCACATGTTTTCTTCAACGAATTCACAGTATCTTTTAATGACTTGCCGCTATTGGGGGTCACTTCTGCTTTAATTGTTTCAATAGATTGCTTAATCTCTTCGTGATCTTTAAGAAAAACTCCTGTTACCTTAAAAATCCTCCACACAAATGCTAGTATTGCTATTCCAGCACCTACGAGTGTTGCTATAGCTCCTGCAAATTCTGGCGTAATCATGATAACCTCCCAAAAGGAAACCTAGCCCCCATTTCTGAGGGCTAAGTAAATTTAATTTAGGAGTTTATCCTTCAGGAGCTTCTTTTGATTTGAAGTCATCCTGAATTGGGTTCGCTGAACCATCTCTGTAAACAAACTCGCCGGGAATAGCACGAGTGGTATTCGCAGCAGAGTCAGCAGAGTTGGTTGAGCCACCAGCAACGGCGGGATTGATGTAATTCTTCTCAGATCCACCACCAGTAATAGTTCTGAAAGACTTGATACCTGAAGCTGGAGCAGCCAATAGATCAATAGTCATAGAACCATAATTACGGGTCGTTTCAAGAGCGGCGGTATTGTCACGAACTGGGTCAGGACCGGCTTGACCACCAACCAAGGTCGTGTTAGCAACACCACCAAGAGTAGTGGAAACATTACCACCCTTCATGACCCATTGTGTAGCACTGGCATCAAACCCAAGCTCAGTGGTTCCAGCAGTACCAGACGTGCCAACAGCAGTAATAACGCCAACACGATCCGTAAACTCACTACCATCACCATGATTAGCGATAACCTTCGAACCAAAGCTCTGACCGAGATCGTCAGCGATATCGGCCAAGCTAAGGTTCTTAGTCATGACACCGGCAGCGTTTGAGCCACCTTTGAGGACGGTTCCACCGTCTCGGACTTCTCCGGTTCCAACAGCTTCATCGCCAGCACCGGAAGGACGTACAGTAGGCATAGTAAATCTCCTAATGAAATAAATAAAAAATTGTTAGATTTCCTGATGTCCTGATCGTAGTCCAAGTCCGTTATATTATACACTTTTTTTGAGTGAGATCCTCATCTTTTCAAGATTTTTCCCAATTCTTATTCTGACAGTCTCTCCACATACTTTCCTGCTCTTCGCAATCTCTGTAATTGTCATATTTTTATAGAATCTGTCAAAAATAAGCTCAGGATCGTCACAAACTGACTCAATTACGTCTTTTATTTCAAATTCTAGCATGGGATTTCGCGGATCAGGAATAGCATTGGTTAGTTGTTGCTTGTCGCTTTTGTTAATTTTAGCCTGACCAAGACACTCAAATCGTACTCCGTTATATAGGTATGATGTAAATTTTACATTACTGGATTTATCATACTTATTCACGGCCCTGAACAGTGCTTTTAAAACACAGCTTTGAATCTCTTCTGAGGTCAGAATATTTCTGAATGAAGATGCTGCATTGTATGCAATTTTCATAGTGTCAACGTCATTTAGGTACTGTTCGTATTTGTCCATATTAATCTTTATCCTCAAAGTTAGTAAGTAGGGTTTCAATATTATTTCTAACGTCTGTGAAATCAAACATTCTGCCAACGCCAAGGAAGAATCTGTATCTACTGCATATCTTCAATACTTCAACGCCTTCGCTTTTTTCAATTTTGTCTTTAATTTCTCCTGTTATATTAAAATTAGTATGACCCATCCAGCAATCGAAGTTTTGTGCCATAGAAACTTTTTCCATAAGTTGGTCATCAACCGGAACCATTAAATTAGCTTCAGGTTGTGGAAAAATATCTTCTAATTGCTCTAATTCTTCTTCATCTAAATCTTCCATAGGGATCTCTGAACCCATACTTTTCTTTACAATCATCTCTAAAAGAGGGCTATCTAGTTGGGATTCTATTATGTCTTCATATTTCTGCCATCCTATCTGCATTTTTTTGTTTATCTTTTTCATGATAGACTCCTTACATCAGGTCAGTTGGTTTAATTAATGGGTCATCCTGATTACTTTCCTCCTTCTCGACCACATCTTCTTTATTTAATTTGTTCAAAATCTTTTGTTTTTCGAGCATTTCTTGAACAAGAATAAACATTTCTTTTTGTCTACCGTCTGCAAGAAAAGCGTCTTGTGCCACTTTAAGTGTTTGAACTTGGAAACTTGTTGTGGATATTGAAGCCAATAAAACTGCAAACTTCTTAAGTATTTCTTCTGAATAATCCTCTAAGGCTATATCTATGTATATTTCACCACTGGCATCAATACTATACTGAAGGCTTGCAAGCGTGCTTCTTTCATCTTCCATTTTTACTCCAGTATCTTTAGGATTTGATTAGCTGTATTTTCCCAAGAGAACTTTTTGGCCGTTTCAATTCCAGCTTCGTTCAAAGTACCCTTCTTGTCAAGGATATACTTCATCATTTTCATAGACAAATCAAACTCAACGTGTTCTGTGATTTTTGCCCAGTTGCCCTGACCAAAGAACCACTTCCCATCAAACGCTGGTTCTACATCACTTATCGTCACAAGCCCGCTGTTTTCTTTAGTGCAAAACTCAGTATGAGCAGAATAGTTGGTAGTTACTACATGCTTACCAGCGGACATCATTTCTAAAAGTTCCAGATTCCAGCCCTCTCCACGAGAGGGAAACACACCGCAATCTACTTGAGACATAATATTATACACTTCTGCTTGTGTCTCAGCCCTTGGAATTAGCTTGACTTTTGGGTGATTATAAAGCTGATTCCATCTGGCATCTTCTTCAGGGGAGTTAAATGGATTGCTACACATCATCCATAACTCTGCGTCCTCTCCATGACCTAAAACTTTTTCAAAAGCCTTAATGAGAATATCGTGACCCTTACGGATTTCCCACTTGCCACAGTTAAAGAAGATCGTTGTATCGCCCTGTCTCACTGGTGCTGGCGGAAATAGTTTTGCGTCTACACCAAGCGGGACAACGTGTATGAAGTTTGGGAAATGGTCAGTTTGCTTATTGGCTACATCCCAAGCCCATTCTGAACAAACAATTAATTCATCACAAGAATTTAGGTGATGCTTTTCTAGGCTATTAAACGTATCTAACTCAAAGATAGGAAAACCAAAAAACTTTCCTGACCCTACACGTTCTGCCATCTGGTTCTGATGCCATATCTTAACGCAGGGTGCTTTATGGTCAAACGTGTTCGCAACCTCTATACCCTTCCTGACCGCAGTTGCATCTTCCTGATTGGTGACTTGCGGTTGCCCGATAGGAAATAAGGAAACCTCTGCTTTATCCTGTAATGCCTTAAGTATGTTTAGTCCAGCTACGCCGTAGCCAAGCTGATTGATTGGTGCTTGTAGGTTAATTTTCATCTCTCAAATACTCCTTTGATAAACTCGTCTACGGTTTTGGTGTTTGGATTGTTTGCAAAATATTCACGAACTGTAGCTCTAGCTACTGATTTTGTCTCACCAAGAGCTACCAAGGAATTAATACATTCTGAAATTAATGGGTTAGATTGAGTTCCGCTTATATCTTTTTTCTTTACAGGTTGTTTAGTAGGTTTGTTTTTAAGGTCTGCAATCTGCTGCTCTACTTTCATCCTTGCGTATTTGTTTCTAAGTTTCTGAATTTCCAACTTCTCATTTTGAATCTGTACCTTTGGATCAAGCGTACAATGTGCAGCTAGGTATTCTTCATTACCTGTAGCGATAGCAAAGAGGTCTTGGTCATCTACATTTCCCGCCTTATCTGAAAATCTGAGTGGTTCTACTCCACCCTCTTCTCCAGCAATAAGACCAATAAGAAAGCAAATACCCATAAACACGGCTATTGCTGTACCCAACATCTTAGCAGTAAACATTAAAGTTTCTGGTGACACTAATTTTCTCCTAAACTATCCGTAAAATCCACCTACCCAGAACATATAATATATTATTATCCAAGGCAACTTTGCACCAAGGAGAAAAAATATACCAACGATTATATCTTCCTTTAAATTACTCATGTGTATCATCCTTGACTTGATAATCTCATTATACCATGTATCGGCTATTTGTCAATGGGTTCTTTAGTATTTTTACTAAAAAACCCCATCAAGCATCCGGCTCGACAGGGTTTCGTCTTGGCTGTTTATTATGCAGTCGTTTAACCTGACTGTTAACCAAGAATGTGTAAAAAATGGAAGGGTGGGATTTACTTTTTACCCACAAATCGGCACTATTCCAAGTAGTGCAAGTGGCCTTTTACTCCTATCTCTCTGGTCAGGCAGTTGCCCCTTCCTCAAGATTCGGATACCTTATCGGGCTTGGACCCCCGATTATTCAGTCACCTTCCTATGGGTGGGAGCTACCCACTCCATATATTTATGATTGGCTTCTAGGAGTGATTGTTGAAGGATCAGGCCCAAGAGAAATCTCGTCTGCCATAATGCAAACAGAACTCTTCTTCTGTTGGTTTTCATCTTCATAATCGTCAATCTTGAGCTTTCCTGTGATCGAAACTAGACGACCCTTAGTGAGCATGGGATTGAGGTTCTCTGCCATTTTTCCAAAGCACAAAACATTAACAAACAGAGTGTCGTCATTACGACGATCATTAACTGCCAAGCGAAACTTAGACATTGGTGTACCTTTCTTGGTTTCACCGAAGTCTGCATCCTTAGTCAAACGTCCTGCACCATTCCAACAATTCTGATTCATAATTAAACTCCTAAAGCTGATCGAATTTTTCCACGTACTACTTGTGTATTACCACGATTTGAAACGCCCGTGATAGCGTTGTAAACTGTTTCAGTAAAGTGCCGGTTCAAACCCAAGGCTTTGCCAGCCCTAAGAGTTTCCCGCTTATTGGTTCCATAAACCGTACCAGTAGCTTTGTACGCAACTGCGGTAACTGGATTTACTGTTTCGCCACGGTACTGACCGCCAGCGATTGAGCCAGTAAGCTCACCATTATTGCTGAAATAACTGTTTGGCAATCGCGTGAGTGCCGTATAAAACTCATTACTTTCCATTAAGTTTATCCTCCTAAAGTGGGACTAAATACTGTGGATGCAGGTGCATCCTGTTTAACTTCTTGTGTACTCGTTGATTCCGTAAGGGTAGCTGAACCTTCTGTCAAATACCCCTCCAGCTTTTCAATTTCTGCGTCGATTGCCACCTTTCTTTCTTGTAAGGTTCTAATTTCACGCTGCACATTCATTAGATGTGCTTCTACCATTTCCGCCATACTCGGCATTTCTTTGTACTCCTGTAAAAATGTTTGACTAAGTATCGTTTGCTTTACTATATTATATTCTACGAATCACGATTTGTCAAGTGGTTTTTCATAAATTTTCAAACTTTTCTGCGGACTCAATCAATGGAAAGTTACACAGATATTTTTTAGGAAAAAACCGAAACTCAATCCTGTCATCAATCTGTTTAAGTATTTCATTGTACCCATCACCCCACATGCACGACTTAGGTGAAGAGACATTAGTGTAATAGATTTCATATATACCACATTGCCAGAGCATTTGTAGGCATCCTCGGCATGGGATAGCTGTAATATACGCTCTTGCGTTCACCGTAGATTGTCCTTCGCGGGCCGCATTATAAATAGCGTTTGCTTCTGCATGTATCATAAACGGATACTTAGCAGGTCTTGTATTGGGCAACATGAAATCATCTATACCTCTGATGAAACCATTATAACCTGTTGCTATAATTGTTTTATTCTTTACTAATACGCAACCGCACTGTGTTTCGGAATCATGACTCTTACGCGACCACAAAGTTGCAGTTGCAAAGAACATATTATCCCAATCATCAGGTCGATTCTCTTGCATTAGATAAGACAATATAAGTTTCTCTGACATAATAATCTCCGAATAAAGCCCGTTTGGGTAATAAGGTCGGGCAACACCCCAGACAGCTTACGCCGCCAAAGCTAAACAAGGTTCAGCAGTTAAAATTTAGTCAGCTTTTAACGAGGCCAACTGACCAACCTCGACATGCAGTTATTACCTACGCAACCAGTCGATACCATTACGCCCCCGTAGTTTGGGAATGGAGGCGGCGAGAATCGAACTCGCGTCCTGCATTGTTTCAATAACAACGTCTACATGCTTAGTCTTTCTTACGAAAGAACTTCTTTATTTGTTCAGGCATGGATTTCATTTTATCCTTGCCCATATCTGTCAATGTATAGTAAAAGTTACCATCCTCTCCGATTAATTGGTCTACATATCCTTTATTCATGAGTTCCATAACGGCCTGCTGTATTCCATCCTGTAATAATTGCATTTCTTTTTTAAGAAAACCTAATATCAAAGGTTCTTCATCAAGATCAAACTCAAATATGTCATAAGCTGTTTCGCTATACATCTTGGGGTCTTGATATGTATTTTTTTCTAATTCATTAACATAATCCAATGCTTTTTCAAGAGTTGAGCATACACTAACTGGTTCTACTGAAAAGTTAGTGAGAACTTTACCCTCTGCTGTAATCGAAACGATAACATATACTTTCATGGTGATACACCTTAGCCAAGAAATTCTTCGTAATATCTTTTTAGTGTTTCGATTCGATCATCTGCATCTGCCAACTGAGACAAAGCCTCATTCAGATTATCGTGCAAGTCAGTTGTACTGTGATCTCCAATACCGGCTGGATGATTCAGAATAATCTTCAACGAGGTCAATGCCTGATAACGGTCTGTTTCAGCTTTGTTGCGAAGTGCATCCAAAGCGTCTGATCTAAAAGAACTGTAGCTCATTTCTTCTCCTCATAAGGCCAAGTTTTAGCAAGTACATCCGTAACACCGTTGATCTCCACCAACCAACGCCCGTACTTGCCCTGTTTATGTGTTTTAATTGTTAAATAATGTTCTGGATGACCAACTTCTGCACCCTTAACATCTGCGACTACAGCGATTAGTCTAGCACATTCGGCGGTCGCTTTTTTCCAGTCTGGATGTCCTCGCTCTGGCGTATCAACTCCCAGTAATCTGGTTCGTATATCCATATGCACACTAAAACCAAGATCCACCACAAAATCGACAGTATCTCCGTCCACAACCCGTTTGAGTTTAGCACGATATTCATACATTAGTCTCTCCCATTCTTAATTGCTTCTAGCGTAAACTTAAACGGTTCGCCTTCAATATTCTTAACCAAGTCCCACATCTGTTGTGCGATCTCACGAATCTCTTTCTGTGCGTGTTCACTATTTCTCAGTTGTATAAAATTAGCAAAGCTACGAATATTAAACATTATATCTGCCTGAATCTGTGAGTTGTAAGTCTTGAAGAATCGTGCCGACTCCTTTGCTCGCTTACGCCCCAATACTGGTTCAAGGTCTGCGATACATTGATGGTAAAGTTGATTACCCTCCTGAGTATAAAGAGAAAGTTTCCTTGCCCACTCATCAGACCAATCATCAGGAATATAATACTTATCTTCTTTTAACTCTTTATACCTAGCTGATTCAGCATTAAGGCTACTAATGCGATGTTTAAGAAGGTG